AGAAGACGAAGGCGAAACCGTAGAGTTTGATTTCTATGACGGTGACTGTTTTGGTATGCCTCTGAATAAAGTAAGGAAGCCCATTAATATGTATTTTTACGATGGGGGGCACAATCTTGGTGATCACTTCCTATCTTTATACTACTACTATCCGGTTTTAGCCGACGAGTTTATCTTTGTATGTGATGACTGGTCAGAAGGAAAGGTACGAACGGGAACGAGGGCTGCAATAGAGCAGTGTAATTACTTAGTTCAAAGAGAATATATTCATGAAAATTTGTTCATTGCTCACGTAGCCAAGGATACACTATGGGGAGAAAGACTCGCGGAAGGAAGAATGGCGAGACTCAAGGCTCACCTATGCACACTAGACAACAAAGGAATAACCAAGGAGCAGTTAGATAGATGAAAAAAGCACTAATATTCGGAATAACAGGTCAAGACGGAAGTTACTTAGCAGAACTTTTGTTGGACAAAGGATATGAGGTTACGGGGGTGACACGCAGAGTAAGCGTAAACACGTTATCTCGCATTGAACATATCCTGCCAAAAATTAAAATTGTAGAGGGAGACATTACGGATGGATTTAGTGTAAGTAAGGTTATAGAAGATGCCTGTCCTGACGAGATTTATAATTTGGCTGCACAGTCTCATGTAGGGACTAGTTTTAAGCAGCCTAGTCTAACGTGGGATATTACAGCGGGTGGCGTTTTGAACATACTTGAGGCCATCAGGTATAGCTCTAGAAAAAGTAGCATTAGATTCTATCAAGCTAGTAGCAGTGAGATGTTTGGTAAAAACTATACGCTAGACACCAACCCAACCCTTATGATGAATACAGACGGTAGTGTTGTCGTAGATAGCCCAGACGGTAAGGGTTTGTATACCTATCTAAAATATCAAGACGAGGACACTCCCTTCATTCCGCAAAGCCCTTATGGAATCGCTAAATTAGCAGCACATCACTTGGTGCGTAACTACAGAGAGGGGTATGGAATCCATGGAAGCTGTGGCATTCTTTTTAATCACGAGAGCGAGAGGCGTGGCGAGGCTTTTGTTACACGTAAAATCACTAAGTGGGTGGGCGAATTCGTTAATTGGCGAAAAACTACTGCCGGTTTCATAGATTTAAGCAGTGATGAAGATGATATACTCCTAATGAATGATGGTGGTGATATCACGTCACGATTTCCTAAGCTTAGACTGGGAAATTTAGAGGCTAGACGAGACTGGGGGCACGCTAAGGACTATGTTGAAGCTATGTGGCTAATGCTTCAGGAAGATAGTTCGGGCGATTTCGTAGTGGCTACCGGAGAAACGTATAGTGTTGGACAGTTTTTAGACGTGGTATTTAATCACGTAGGTATTGAGGACTGGGAATATCATGTTACTATTGATCCGGATTTTTATAGAGCGGCTGAAGTGGATTACCTGCTAGGTGTTCCTAAAAAGGCAGAGACGGTTCTCGGTTGGAAAAGAAAAATTTCATTTATAGATTTAGCAACAAGGATGACAGATAACGATGTCCAGAAGGCGAGACTACAGCGACCCAACATACAAGAAGTTCAGGAGATCCGTACTAAAAAGAGATAAGTATACGTGCCAAATGTGTAATAAGAAGGGAAAGCGTGCTTGGCTAAATGTACACCACATAATAAAGTGGAGTTCTGCTAGTACACTAAGGTACGATACGGATAATGGAATAACGTTATGCCGTGAATGTCACAAGGACGTTACCGGCAAAGAGTCACACTATGTGTTATATTTTAATGAAAAGATACGGAGAAAAAAATGAGTTTACTTAAAGAAGCTATAATTAAAGCGGGCAGAGAACTAGCGGCCGGTGAAGACAGTACCTGTAAGGTTGAATGGGCTGATCGTGGCCAGTACTGGAGAGGTATAAATGCTGCGAACATAGAGCTTGCTCCTCTAGGCGTTTCTGCTAAGTGGGCAGCGGATAAAAGTCACATTGTTCTTGTCTCTGGTGAACCGCCAGCCCCAGCCCCTACACCAGATCCAGTGGTAGAGATTGACGTGGATAAAGAAGAGGAAGATAAACCAAAACGATGGGGAATTTAATCTATAGTGGCTAAATATACAGTCATAAAAGACACGAGAGAGCAAGACGGATGGTTCTTTTCCCCTTACGACAAGTGCGAGGGGATGGAAGTTGATACTCTCCATACCGGCGACTACACCCTTAAAGGGTTTGAGGAAGTTGTCTGTGTGGAGAGAAAGGCTTCTGTGTCAGAAATAGCGATGAATCTAGGGAAAAAGAAAAAAGCATTTTATAACGAAATGGAAAGAATGAAGAGTTTCCACTTTCGCTATCTTCTGTTAGAATTTTCGGCTTTAGACGTTATAGACTACCCTCTTAGTTTACTTAATGAAGAAGATCGAGAGTTGTATAAGTTATACGAATCCGGAAAAGCCAAGTTACCAAACTTTAAAAGATTCAAGATAGTAGAACAGACAAGGATAAGTGGAAAATATTTAATAAAGTCACTAATGGAGATTAGCATAAGACATGATATAAATGTTATGTTTTGTGGAGATAAGAATAGTGCATTTTTAATATGTAATAGTATTTTCAAACGGCTCAATGATCTTTTTAGGGAGGGCTCAGATGACAAAGGAAATCGACCGGATTGGTGATATCCACTCTTTCGGACTGGATGAAAAGAATAGAGAGATATTTCTACAAAACAAAGAAGAAATAGAGAATCCCGGTGTTGATTACAGGATGTCTAATGTGTTCCTTAAAAATATGAGGATACTCGAAACGCAGAATAATGATCCAATAACCATATATATGCAGAGCGAGGGAGGTTGTTGGTATGCTGGCATGGGCATCTACGATACTATCAAGCAGTCGGGATGTAAGACAACAATCGTGGCGTATAATCAAGTAGAGTCAATGAGTAGCATTATTATTCAGGCTGCTGATAAACGGATACTTATGCCAAATTGTATTTTCATGTGTCATTTTGGTTCTACTGATCTATCTGGGGACTTCTTAAGTTCTCAAAATTTTGCCAAGGTAGATAAAAGGAATATGCATGAAATGGTAGACATCTATGCTGAAAGATGTTACAAGACAGGGAGACACTTTAAAGACGGGGGTTATTCTCTATCTAAGGTTAAGGCATTAATAAAAAGGAAAATGAAAGACGGTGATTGGTACCTAAGTGCCGCAGAGGCTGTGGAATATGGGTTTGTTGATCACGTTTATTCAAAGTCATTAAAAATATGAAGGACTATAGTAAACAACTAGAAGACGCTTGGTTAGGTATTGATGTTGATGAATCTTCGTTATTTAATCCTATGGATTTTGTAATGCAGGACGACTCTGATAACGACGCTTTGCTAAAGAGGCTATCATGGCTTTTGATGCGTCCGGAGTACTTTTCGTTCGCTTGTAAATATATATTGAATGTTGAGCTTTCTCCTTTTCAGGCGTTGCTCATGCACGAGATATGGAACAGAAAGTTTCCAATGTTAATTGGCAGCCGTGGTATGGGTAAGTCATTTTTACTTTCTGTATACCCTCTTCTTCGTTCGTTGTTTATGCCTCGACGACAAATCATTATAGTGGGTGCTGCCTTTAGGCAGTCGAAGGTTCTTTTTGAGTATATGGATACAATCTGGAAGAACGCACCTGTACTTAGAGATCTATGCTCCACTGGAAGTGGCCCTAGGAGAGATGTTGATAGATGTGTCATGCATATTGGCCAAAGTCGCATAACGTGCCTCCCTCTAGGCGATGGCTCGAAAATTAGAGGACAACGTGCCAATGATATTATAGCTGATGAATTTGCGTCGATACCTCGTGATATTTTTGAAAACGTTGTCGCTGGTTTTGCAGCTGTCGCTTCTTCCCCCATCGATAAGGTCAAACAAAAGGCTACAGAAAAACGTGCTGAAGAATTAGGGATTCCTGTTAGTCGTCCAGAGTCGGACGGGATGATAGATAGATCAAATCAAATTATTCTTTCGGGTACTGCTTATTACGACTTTAATCACTTCTCGGAATATTGGAAGAGGTATCGTGCTATTGCTTCGAGCGGCGGTAACGTTACCAAATTGCAGGAGGTTTTTGGAGGTCCTGTTCCAGATGACTTTGATTGGACTGAGTATTCTGTAATAAGAATGCCTGTAGATAAACTGCCAGATGGATTTATGGATAGCGGTCAAATAGCTAGAGCAAAAGCCACAATTCACGCGGGTATATACAATATGGAATACGGTGCTGTGTTCACCACAGATAGTCAGGGGTTCTTTAAAAGGAGTCTGCTTGAGTCATGCACCGCGTCTCCCACTAGTCCAGTAAAGTTTCCCTCTGGTGATGTTTGGTTTGAGGCGGATCTAAGGGGTGATCCTAATAAGCAATATGTGTTTGGGGTTGATCCTGCTTCTGAAGTCGATAACTTTAGTATAGTGGTAATGGAAGTAAACCCAGACCATAGAAAAATAGTTCACTGCTGGACTACCAATAGACAGCAACACAAGGATAAGCTAAAGTCTAGGATAGTTGACGAAGATGATTTTTACTCGTATTGTGCTAAGAAGATCAGAAGCTTAATGAAGGCATATCCATGTTCTGAAGTGGCGTTAGACGCACAGGGTGGTGGTATAGCGGTTATGGAAGCTTTGCACGATAAAGATAAAATACCAGAAGGTGAACTACCTATCTGGCCTGTTATAGAAGACAAACCTAAAGATACAGACGATCAATCTGGGCTACATGTCTTAAGAATGTGTCAATTTGCTAGGGCTGATTGGCTAGCGGAAGCGAATCACGGGTTAAGAAAAGATTTTGAAGATAAGGTTGTTTTGTTTCCGTATTTTGATTCAGCCAGCTTAGGTATAGCATTAGAGGCGGATAAGTCTTCTGGTACACAGTACGATACTCTAGAGGACTGTGTTATGGAGATAGAGGAGTTAAAAGATGAACTAGCAATGATTGTAATGACGCAGACCGGAACGGGCAGAGAGAGATGGGATACACCCGAGGTTAGAACTGGTATAGGTAAAAAGAACAGGATTAGAAAAGATCGCTATTCTTCCTTAATCATGGCCAACATGTCGGCAAGACATATCACGACTGTAAAGGAAATGCCAGAGTATGGTGCATTTGGAGGATTTGCCGGAGAGACCGGCTCTAGATTTAAAAATGACAAACTTTTTCAGGGGCCCGCTTGGTTTACAGAAAATATGGACAATATTTACTAGGTTGTGTATAGTAATGTGATCGATAATATGATTGTCAATAGTATTGTAAAAACAGAACCATCATTGGAGTTAAAATAATGTCAGAACCACTATTTAAGACTTGGGCGAGTGACGCAGAGAAAAATACGGTTTATGGACTTAATGATTTAGATGGATATGACGGTGCTGTTTATCGTTCTCAGGCACATAATAACAACTATGGTAGACAAACGTATATAGACATTGAGTCGAATCGCTCAGTAAGACCTAGCTTTTCAAGATCTGATTATGACGCCTTCCGTCCCGGAGAGGCCGTGCCGACACAGCAAAAACGCATTATAGGAATGTGCATGGGTGCTTACGATAAGGTCGGTATCATTAGGAATGTTATTGATTTAATGAGTGACTTTTCTAGTCAGGGGCTCGTGTTAGTACACCCCAATAAAACTATTGAGAAATTTTATAGAAAGTGGTTTAGTCAGGTAGGTGGGAAAGATCGCTCAGAGAGATTTTTAAATTATCTATATAGAACCGGAAACGTTATCGTTAAACGGAGAACCGCCAAGCTAAACAAGAAGAAAGAAGCTGATCTACGTCGTGCCGCTGGTGCCGATGTTCAGATTGAAAGCATTCACGCCAAACGAAGGGAAGTTCCTTGGGTTTATGACTTCCTGAATCCCCTTGCTGTTGACATTAAAGATCCCGGAATGTTTGCCGTTGGAAAGCCTAGTTACGTTCTTAATCTTTCCAAGTACACTTACCAGTCTTTATTAAAAAGCTCACAGAGTAATAGAGGTGCTTTTAAAACTCTCCCGTCAGACCTGCAAAAAAGGATTGAATCTGGAGATAGAACCATACCTTTAGATCCAGAGTCTACCTTCTTCTATCATTACAAAAAAGATGATTGGCTACTGTGGGCGAACCCAATGATCTATGCTATCCTAGATGATATTGGTATGCTTGAAAAAATGAAGCTAGCGGATTTAGCGGCTTTAGATGGAGCCATTTCTAGCGTGAGACTTTGGACTCTTGGTGACTTTGATCAAAAGATAGTTCCAACCAAGGCGGGGCTAAATAAGGTCAGAGACATTTTAGCAAGTAATGTTGGCGGAGGCACTATGGACTTAGTCTGGGGTCCTGAACTCCAATTCACAGAGAGTCAATCTCAGGTATATAAGTTTTTAGGATCAGAAAAATACCAACCCGTGCTGACTAGTATATACGCTGGTCTTGGAATACCTCCCACTTTGACGGGAGCCTCTGGAGCCTCTGGTGGATATAGCAATAATTATGTTTCACTAAAGACCCTGATCGAGAGACTAGAGTATGGTCGTGAGGTTTTGTCTCAGTTCTGGAGACAGGAAATCGAATACGTACGACAGGCTATGGGCTTTAGACTACCGGCAGAAATACACTTCGATTCTATAATTCTATCCGACGAGGCGGCACAAAAGCAGCTACTTATTAGTCTAGCCGATAGAGACATTATCTCACAAGAGACGCTACTTGAAAGATTTAGAGAAATGCCCGGAATAGAAAAAGTTAGAGTCAGGAGAGAAGAAAGAGAAAGAGAGAATGATTCCTTGACTCCTAAAAAGGCTGGTCCATATCATAATCCTCAGCACAAAGAGGATGTCGCTAAGATAGGTATTACCAAAGATGTTGTAAATACCGAAGAGTATTTTGAAAGACTTGACATTCCTTATCGGGAAAGAGAAGAACCTTCTGTAGAAGACGCGGCTCCTCCGGCAGTAAAAGAGGAAATGGATAAAGAAGAAAAAAGATCAGAAGAGCCGGGCAGACCTCCTCTTTCTAAAGATGTAGGTCCTAGAAAACAAAAGCGTGTTCTTCCGAGAAGTGGTGAAGCTACGAGTGCTACGTTATGGGCAATAAACGCACAGCAAAAAATATCTACCATAATGACACCTATCGCCTGTTCGCATTTCAAGAAGAAGGATGCTAGGGCTTTAAGTAAGGCGGAAGTAAGTCAACTGGAGTATTTAAAGCTATGTATATTAACTGGCATGAAGCCATTTATTGAAATTACCCCAGAGCTAATAAAAGAGCTAGTGGAACAAAATACTAAGCCTAGCGAAGCGTTTAATTCTTTAGCAAAATCCAGCATAGAAAGCTTCTCATCTGTTAATGGTAGAAAGCCTACTACCGCAGAGCTGCGACACATACAGGCATCTGTATATGCCCAGCTGTCTTGTTTTAGGTAAGTTGGACCGCTAGTTTACCTTTTTTGTGTAATAATCCCTACAGAGGAGTACTTAGCTATGATAATATATGATCAAGAAATAAGAGACGGTATTGGCGACCTAATTAAAAGTAATAATACTATTGCTTGCTGTGCCTTGGCAGAAAAGAATAATACACCCTCTCCTGAAGATATAGAAGAACTTCAGAAGATGATTGCGTCTATAAAAGAACGCGATGATCTAGCAACAGCAGAAAATAAGAATCAAATAGATTTATATTATATTAAATCAATTCTAGTCAGCACAGGCTGGAACAAAAACGATGACGTTTTTGACCCGGCGGAACTGTGGCAAGCTAGAAACACTCCAGAGGATAAGCCTTTCAACTTCATGCATGATGAAAAGGATATTATTGGCCACATAACCGCAAATGAGGTCGTCGATTTTGACGGCCATATTGTCTCGGAAGATTCCGAAGCACCCAGTCAGTTTAATATACTGACATCGGCTGTAGTTTATACGGAGTGGTCTGATCCAGAGCAAAGAGAACGGATGCATAAGATTGTGTCCGAAATAGAAGATGGAAAATGGTTTGTTTCGATGGAGTGTCTTTTCCCAAAATTTGACTACGCGTTATCCGGAGAAAACGGCGAGACAAAAGTAATCAAACGAAACGAGGCTTCTGCCTTTTTAACAAAACACTTAAGATCCTATGGAGGAGACGGAAAATACGAAGATTACAAGGTTGGTAGATTACTCAGAAACTTATCGTTCTCTGGTAAAGGCTTGGTTTCAAAACCTGCTAACCCACGAAGTGTAATTTTGGAAGGAAATGATTTTTTTGATGAATCACAGGCACAAATATTAACAATATCTTCATTAAAGGAGAAAGATATGTCAGATAGTTACGAAAAGCAGGTCGCTGATCTGCGTGCTGAATTAGCCGAAGCAAATACGGCTAACGAAGTATTAAAAGAAAAAGTTATTGCTGAACAGCAAGGTGAGTTTGAAACTAAAATTCAAGCATTAGAAGCAACTATTGCGGGGCACGCTGAAAAGATTGCCGAACAAGAAGTTGCCGCTCAGTCCTTAGCTGAAACCATTACTACGTATGAAGAATCTATTGCCGCAAAAGACGAAGTTATTGCTGCAACAGAAGAAGCACTCGCAGGAATGAAAAAGAAAGAGGCTACGATGAAGCGTCAGGGACAGCTTGAAGAAGCTGGTTTTGAGGCCGAAGAAGCCGCTGCTACTGCTGAAGATTTCAATCATCTTGATGATGAAACTTTCGACAAGATCGTTGCAACTATGAAAAAGAAGGCTGGAATGCCTCCTTGGATGAAGAAAGACGAAGATAAAGACGAAGATAAAGATAAGAAGGAAGACAAGAAGGAAGACAAGGCTGTTATGAAAAAGAAGGCTGAGCTCGAAGAAGAAGTAGATTCTGCTGAAGCGAGTGAAGAAGTTCTAGAAGCAGCAGAGGAACCGACAGAAGTGGCCGTAGCTGAGGCTATGGGGGAAAACGATCCCGCTGAAAGTCTTCGTGCAGTCGCAAGTGAATGGCTTGGTTCTGTTTTACAATCTAACAAAAACGAAAAGTAATTTAATCTTTAAAAGGAGATTTCATAATGGCTCTCAAATCAGATAGAAGTACGCTTCAAACCGATATTTCGTTCTTTATGAACGAAGCGGCTACGAGAGGTGGCGTTGTAACATTAAGCACCGCTGGTTCTGGTGCGTCTATGGATAATGGTAACGCTGTTGTTACCTATGCGGCAAACGCTTCGGGCAAAGTCCCCTTGGGCTTGCTCGTTAACGATATGGTTGATATTGACCTTACCCGTCAACACCTCAACCAACATAAAGACGAAGTTCAAAAAGGTGGTAAAGTTACTCTTCTCCAAAAGGGTTGGGTTGTTACCAATGACTTGGAAGGAACTTCCCCAAATGGCGGCGACACTGCTTACTTGGGACATAGTGGTAAATTAGCTACCACCAACATCGTCTCTGACGACAGCGATTCAAACACAAATGGTCATGGCCGTATTGTGGGACGATTCTTGTCAGATGTAGACCAAAATGGTTATGCTAAAGTTTATATCGACCTTCCAAATACTAATAAGTAATAACACCTTTAAAAGGAGAATGAATAATGTCAATGAAAGATAGACCTACTCCGGAATTTATCGAATTGCTCAAGCGATCCGGTGATTCGGATAAATCAATTGCTATCCAAGCACAAAGGGAAATCGCTAAGGCCCTTGAACTTCCTTTACGTAAAGGTGTTTTGTTTGGTGATATCGTCGGTAATATTTTCGAGGCTATGCCTCTAGAGCCGGGAGCGACTCCAGAATTTCCATTGGATCTTTTGGCACCCGGGACTGAAACCGATCATGTAGCATTCACTAACCCCGGCAACGGACGCATTCCAGAGCGTCATGTCGAAGGTGATTACGTCATGATCAATACTTACGGCATCACGAGCTCGATTGACTTCTTGCTCAAGTATGCCCGCGAAGCTAACTGGAACGTTGTTGCAAGAGCCATGCAGGTTCTTGAATCTTCATTCGTGAAGAAAATCAACGATGACGGTTGGCATACACTTTTGGCCGCTGCTGTAGACCGAAATATTTTGGTTTATGATGGTGATGCTGCTGTTGGTCAGTTTACTAAACGACTAGTCAGCCTCATGAAAACTGTTATGCGTCGAAATGGTGGTGGTAACAGTGTTACTGCTCCGGGTCGATTGACAGACATGTACTGCTCGCCAGAAGCGATTGAAGACATCCGGAACTGGGGTGTTGATCAATTGGACGAAGTCTCCCGTAGAGAAGTCTACACGGCTTCTGATGAAGGTGGTCCTCTTACCAGAATCTTTGGGGTCAATCTACACGATCTCTTTGAATTTGGCGACAATCAAGAGTATCAAACCTACTTCACTTCCGACCTCGGTGGCTCTATTCAAGCTGCTGATGTAGAACTTGTTATCGGTCTTGATCAGGGTGCAAATGATAGCTTTATCATGCCCGTCAAGAAAGAAGTTGAGATCTTTGAAGACGAAGCTCTTCATCGTCACCAACGACAGGGTTACTACGGTTGGGCTGAAATCGGCTTTGGCGTTCTTGATAACCGAAGAATCATAGCAGGTTCTTTCTAAGAAAGAAATCTTTATGACTCGAAAGCCGCTCCGAAAGGGGCGGCTTTTTTCTTATAATGTGTATATATTTTGAGTAGTTTTGATTTTATATCAATCCTAGACAGTGATTTCTATTTACGGAGATGAATATGTCTTTTGGTGCCAGTTCATTCGCAGAAACCTCATTTGCCGAGGAGGGAGGAACGTCCGTAATAGTTACTCCGGGGAGGTTTGTGATTTTCCCCTTAAATGTAGACACGATGAAGACCCCTATTAGGATTAATAGTCTAGCGGACTTTAATATTGATCTTAATACCACGCAGGATCACTCAGTCAAAATCAACAAAACCATAGAATATAATTTAAGGAGATAAATATGCCAAAAGGGTTATCACAGCCATGGGGGCTGTACTCACGCCAACTCCGCCGGTAATTAACTATCTCAACTAGTAAAAAGACAGGAATCTTTTAATGGCCTTTAAAATAGCGGATAGGGTTAAACAGACAACCCCAACCACTGGAACTGGTGGTGTTAGCCTTACCGAAACTGTTAACGGTTTCCAGAGCTTTGACGCTGTACTAGCTAGTGGTGATACTACATTTTATGTAATAGAAGAAAATGATAAATTTGAAGTTGGCCTTGGTACCTATGGCTCTAACAATCTTGTTAGAAGCTCAATATTCAGCAGTTCCAATAATGGAAGTCATATAAGTCTTGGGGGTAGTGGTGTAGTCTCTATTACGCAGCCCGCCAACAACGCTGTATATCTCAATACCGACTCGAATACGATAGCTTCCTCCGGAGTTTCTTTTGGTGGCGTTAATGATATCTTAAGACCTGCGAGTGGCACGTTGTACTGGGGTGATACCAATATTGGTCTAGCTTATACTCCCGGCAGCGGATTGACTTTAGTTGGCCATCAGTTCAACGTATATGGTGGTAGTGGTCATTTTGTTAATCTCGATGTCGAGGGAGCTTTCACAGCAACAACCAAATCTTTCTTGATTGATCACCCTAGTAAGCCCGGAATGAAATTACAGTATGGGTCTTTAGAAGGTCCGGAAAATGGAATATATGTCCGTGGCATAACCAGCGGAAATATTATCGATCTCCCTGATTATTGGCCTGACTTAATAGATAAACAAAGTATAACCGTTAGCCTAACGCCACAGGATCATCCTCAGCCCAACCTATATATTGAGTCACATAATGATAATCAGATAGTCATACAGAGCGATAGAGAGATAATGGCTCACTATACTATCTTTGCAGAAAGAAAAGACGTAGATAAACTGGAGGTCGAGTGGAATGAGTCATAGTGATTTTGACCAGAGGCATTATATTATACTATCTGTTTCCGATGTGGACAAGTTAGTTTTTAATCAGGTTCTTGAAACCTCCGTATATACTATGAGAATTAGTGTGGATGGCACTCAAACGTTTATTAAGTACGACGGAGAAGAGCCCGAATGTTTGTCTGAGTGCGGTAGTAAAAGCGAGCCCTATTCTTATGATGAGTTTTTAGCGATTGTCTCAACTGCTGCTTGGTCGGAGGTATTACATAATGTCGATCCATTATAACCCCACTATCACCACTAATGGTCTCATATTTGCTCTAGACGCAGCCTCTCGCCTCAGTTATCCGGGAACTGGGTCTGTGATCACCGGCCTGTCTTCTGGGGTTGATGCCGCTCTTGTTAATTCTGTTAGTTTTTCTCCAGACAATTACGGGTATTTTGCCTTAGATGGTGGAGATGATTATATATCAACCAATAAGGTGGATCTTTCTAACGTTAAACAAATGACAGCATGCATGATGCTAAAAGCTGGATCTTCCGCCTCTACCCAGATGTTGCTGGAGTTCTCTACAAATTACAATTCATTTGATGATGGTTTCTTTGTGAGTTATTACGACTCGATAATCGGATATTCTTCGTCCATCATGGTCGGACGAAGGGGGGATATTGGTAGAAATATTAGAACTTTTAATAACGATATATTAAGCGGAAATGCTTGGACATATTTATCTATTGTATATGACGGAAATGAGACCAAATCTCAAAGATGTCAGATGTATGTAAATAGTATAAAACAAACACCCAGCCAGCCCCACAGCGTCAACTGGGAC